TTTCAGAACCCGCGTCGTTTATCCCGGCAATAGCATTGCTTCCATATCCCGCAATGCCATTAACAAGAACTCTAAAGTTTGTGCCGTTTCTTACATCCAGCTTTCCAAAGCCGGTAGTCGAACCGCCGACCCCCAAATTCGTCCCATCAAACGTCAACCCACTCCCGCTAGTCACCACCTTGCTGCCGTTGAGGTAGAGCACGCCGTTGGCGGTGCCCGAAGGCACCGTGCCGGTCAGAAGTGCTGCTGCCGTCGTTTGCTTCGTTGTCGCGCCCTGGACAATAGGGACAAGCTCCGTACCCGCCAAAGGCGTGGTAGCTACGGGCAACTGGGAGATTTTGAGATCAGCCATTGTTGGCCTCCAAACCGATCTTTGAACCGTCTTCTTGCAAGAGGAAACTACCATCCTCGATCAGCAAAAATGAATACGGGGGCGCGTAAGCCCCCGCTCTGTAGGTCCACGCAGGTAGTGTAAACCCGTAAGAGAAGGCCATTAAAACACTCGCACAAGGTTTGTTGCCGTAGTGCCAGTTGTCCAAACACGACGCACTTGCACCGGAATAACCGCCCCCGGCGGGACCCCTAGAAACGTGACCTCAGTGCCCTGAGCCGTGGTTACCTTCACCGCTCCCGTAGTGCCAAAAGCTCCTACGTAAATAATAGAGATTTCAGGCAGGTCTTGCGTATCACTGGTCGTGACAGCAGCCGCATCCCCGGGGAACATGGGGAAAGTGGGGGAGTAATGAGTCTTGGCCATGCGCGGCTCCTACAAGAAGGGGGCCGAAGCCCCCTTCATCAGTTCTGGAAGGTGGTCGGTGCTTGAGCGCCGTCGTCCGCACGTTGGATGTATTCCACCGTCACCACTACAGCACCAGCAGTGGGGTTACCGCCCGCCGCAGTGAACGTACCAGTCACCACCACATCAGTTGTACCAATGTTGTTGGTAGCCGAAGATACCAGCGCGGCGTCCAACGTGGCCCGAGCAGTCTGCGCCGTGGTCAAACCGATGTCAATCGTGGTCTGATACGCATTGGCAGTGCCGCTATTACCAAAGGTCGTGTTCACCGCACTGACCGACCCGCCAGAAATGGCCGTCGTCTTCTCAACCGTGAAACGCAAGATCTTGGAACCTGCCGGGAGAGTGAACAGGTTTTGCGCCGTGGGCGACCCGGTCATCACAGAGGAGGCAACGTTGGCTGATTGCGTCAGAACCGGCAGACCGGTGTTCGTGCCAGCACCGTAGCGTTGCGTGCCCGAGCGGAGCGGACCAGAGAAAGTAGAGAAGCTCATGGTTTTTCCTCAATCTGCACCCGCCGTCCTTGAGGGAGGTCTGCCGAGTCAGTCGGCGGGCTGTGATGGTTCTCGGGCGCCCGTTCGGGCTATGCCCGAGCCTAGCATATTGGAGAGCAAAAGAAAAGGCCCGCCGAAGCGGGCCTTGGACACGCACCTGGGTATCAGGCGCCGGGGGAACCGAAGGCACCCAGCGGGTCGCTGACGCCGAAGCTGTAACGCTCACGGGCCTTGTAGCGGCTGTTGCCGGTGTCGAAGTCGGCGTCCATGCTGGTTGCCAGGGGCACCCGCACGAAGTGCTTCAGACCATTCGGAACGTCCGTCGTCAGGAACCACGCGTTGGTGTCCGTCAACCAGTGGTTGATGGTGTAGCCTTCGGGGACGCTGCCGTTGTTCTTCAGGGCGTTGATGTCGTTGTCGGTGGTGCCAACACGGAGGTTGGTCTCCAACAGACGCGTAGCAACGAACTGGAGCGCCGGGGGCACGATCAGCTTGCGGGGCTTGGCGGCGATGAGCAGACCACGCTCGTCCGTCCAACCAGCGATCTGGATCACAGCCGCTTCGAGGGACGTTTCGTTCAGGTCCGCACCCGTCGCGGGACGGTTGCTGTTGACGCCACCAGACACCAGCGGGTGCGCGGTGCTGAACAGAGGCTGACCGTCGCCGTAGGTCACGGCGCTGGCGAAACCGTTGTTCAGGATGGCGGCGGCCTTGACCTGCTTGGTGTACGCCATTGCCCGGGCGAGGGCCTTGGTGTACCGCCCCGACAGACTGTCGTACAAGTTGTCTTCCATCGCCTCTTCGGTGATGGAGAAACCCATAGCGATGGTCTCGTGGTTGTAACGAGCGGTCCAGGCTTCCTGCGCGTTGTCGTAGGAGACGGCTTGGCCTTCGTTCTTCACCGGAGCGGCGCTGAAGCCGGAGAGCTTGGTCTCCTCTTCAAACGAGCGGTCGGAGGTCTCCGTTTCGTAGATCTCCTTGTGCTCTTCGCCGTAGCGCTTGTACTCCAGACCGAACAGGGCGTTGAGACCGGGGAGCAGTTCCTTGAGAAGCTGGGCACGAGAAATTGCCATGATGGATGCTCCTTATCAGGCGATCTGGGTGGCGTTGTAGTACGAGTGGTAGCCGAAGTTCATCTTGACGAGAACCTCAGAGTACCCGACGAAAGCCACCGGCGATCCGCTGGCAGCGGTGACACTGGCGGACACCGTCACAGCCGTCGAACTGGTAACCGCCGTCACGTAGGTGTACAGACCTTGAGCGCCGCCCGCCGTGGCCGCAGGGATGATGACCTGCATGCCCGGGAACACGCCCGTGGTAGACCCCACCGTCAGCGACGTAGACGACGCACCGGCAGTCAGCGCCGTGGTCACCGTGCTGGCGGTATCCGGCACCAGTTGAACGATGCGGAACGGCGCCGTGGTGCTGTTGTCCTTGCGGACGTTGCCCGTGCCGTTGCTTGCACCCGGGGTGTTGCCCGTGACGCCCGCCAGCGAGTTGCCCGTGGCCGTCGAACCGCCGTTGCCCGTAACGAAGTAGGCGTTGGTGCCCACGAACGCTTGCGACATGAAGCCGATGGTCGTGCCCGTGTTGGCGTTGGTTGCGCCGGTCTGGGTCAGGACAGCGGCCTTGAAGATCGCGTCGGGATCATCCAGCACGTAGGCCACGGCGTCTTGCGCCACCGTACCCGCAGGCCAGTACTGCTGACGGATCTTGCCGAAGATCGGACCCGAGGGCGGGCTGTATTCGCAGCCCAGGAAGACACCGACGGTGCCGGGAACCGCCGCCTGAGCCGCCTGCGAAGTGCTGGGGACCGTGGTGGAGGTGACGATTGCCGAACCGGCCACACCAGAAGCGGCGGTGGTGCCGGTGGCAAGTTGGACGAGGTCGCCGTTGAAGATCGACGTGTTGTAGCCCGACGTAATCGGCACCATGCGCGTCGAACCAGCGAAAACCTGACCACCGATCAGATTGACCGGCTCAAGGCCGTAGGGCCGATCAATAGTGGGGTAAGCCATTTATGACTCCTGAATCAGTGACCGCGTCCGAACGACACTTCGGAACGACGCTGCTTGAACAGCGGCATCCGGGGGTCATTCTCGCGCATGAAGGTGTTGTCCACAGACTCCATCTGCCCCGTCGCCTGACCGGTGTAGAAGGCATTCCGTTGATCAACGAGTTCTTTGGGGGTTCGGCAAAGAACCAGACCGCCGACTTCCAGCGTACCGGGGATGCGCGATTTCTCGTCGCACAGGTGCTGGAGTTCAGGATGGTCCGAGACCTTGACAGGCTCCCAGCCTTCGCGGAACTTGGAGGAAATGTTCCTCGGGTCGGCGGAGCCCAAGGTGCTGACGCGAATCCAACGGTACACGTACCCAGGCGCAGGCGTCGGGTCCGGTAGCAGTTCAGCGGGCTTCCATGTCTGGAGCCGCTCTGTCTTGGCGCGAGATTCCGCTTCGCGGGGGGTTCGTTGGTCAGCCATTGTCTTTCCTCATCTGGTCCGCTACGGCCCGGGCGTACTGCTCAGCAGTGAGCCCGAGACGCTTTGCAAGATTGACCTGGGTCTGCGTCAGCACGATCTTTTTGGGCGCTGTGCTGCGCGTTGCAGGAGCTACGACGCTTGCAGTCTTGGCAGGCTTTGCGGAGGGGAACGCTTCCGGAAAAACCTTGCGCACTTCTGCGTTGATACGCGCGTAGTAGTCGTCGCTGGCGGTATCTACCCCGCTTTCGACCAACTCCTGATGCACTGCGAGTGCAAAACCGGTCATCCGCTTGTTCGACCCAAACCACGGATTGGCTTCTTGCCACGCACGGGCTTTGGGTTCGACCTGCGGCGTCGGTGGCGTTTGTACCGCATTTTGTTGCGGTTGTACAGGGGCTGCAGGCGGTTTGAAAGAATTCAGCCGCTCGCTCTTGTTGACTGCCTTGGCCAGTTCCTCCTGCGCAGCAACAATGCCGTCGGTATCAAAAGCCTCGTGCGCCTCCTTGAGCTTCTGCTTGGCGGCGGTCACTTCGGCAGATGCCGTTTGCTTGGCCTGCTCCAACAGCGCTTGCTGCCCTTGGCCCAGGGTGCCCTGCAGCTTCTTGTTCTCCTCCATGAGATTCTGAGCGAGCCGCAGGGCCTCCTCACGCTCCCGCAGTGCCGACTCTTTGGCCCTGCGCTCTTCGTGGTAGCCCTTGGAGAAGTGCTGGATACGCTGCTTGACGCCCTCGCTGTACTTGGCCAGCTCGTCGTCGGTGACATCTGCCGGAGCCTCCTTCATCGGAGCGCGGCCACGATCCGCCTCGGGGGTATCGTCCACCACCTCGACCTCGGTGGCGTTGTCCTCGATCTCGAAATCGACCTTCTCTTCCTTGGTGTTCACCTGGACTTCGTCCGGGAACTTGAACTCTTCCTTGTCCATGTTCATGCCCTCTGTACGCCGCGCGGGTCTTGAATGACCGCTTCGACGCTGTCGTCGTTGATGATGCGGAACTCCCGCCCGTGAATCTTCAGCCGCGTGCCGCTGTTGGGACGGACGAGAATGAAGTCGCCCACCTTGCAGGAGGGGCCGGAGGGGAAGCGGATCGGATCCTTGTAGCAGTCCGGACCCATCTTCACGACGAACAGCACGGGCGACAGCACTTCTTCAAAGTGCATCGTTTGTCCCGCTTTCAGCAGGCCGCTTTCGTACGACTGTTCAGCCTCCGGGAGCATGCACAGGAGGTGGTAAGTCGCCGGATCAGGCATTTGTCTTGCCTTCTCTTCAGCGGTTTCGGGGAGGACGGTCTCGTTTTGACCGTCCGATAGGACAAGCTCAGACATCTTCGGAAAACTCCAAGTTTCGCACGAGGTCGGTGATGATTGCATGTGCGTGTGAAAGACCCCGGATTTCTCCGCACATGTTTTGATATTCGGCAAAGTCTTTTGCCGAACCTCCCGCAAGAGCCTGCGTAATAACATCACGCCGCTCTGACAGTTCTTTCAAGACTACGTCAAACGCAGTAGTCGCCATACATTACTCCTTGGGTGCCGACGGGCGACGCGGCTGCTGTGCTGCCCGTTGCGCTTGCTGCGCCGCCTTCAGCATGCCTGCCTGGGCCTGCTGACGCATCCTCTGCTGGTGGGCCTGCTCCTTGTGCGTCAGCTCCTGCTGCGCCCGTGCGGCCTGCAACTGTGGGGACTCACCCTGGTTCTTTTGCGCTTCGAGCGCGAGGCGGGCTTGCTCAAGCTGCAGCTTGGCCTTGCCAAGCTCGAAGTCCCGCTGGCTGTCGGCGTCCTTGCGGTTGCTGTCGCGCTCCTTCAACTGCAGCTCCATCTGCTGCATCTGGAGCACCGGGTCCATGGCCTGCTGTTGAGCCTGCTGCTGTGCCGCCATCGCTTGGTTCTGCACCATGGTGCGCTGGGCGGCAGCGGCGATGAGGGGCGCGATGGCCTTCTCGTCCTCGGGGGCCACCGGGGTGTCGCCTGCCTCGTCGAGCGGGGGCAGGGGCACGCCAAGCTGCATCTCGATCTGTGCTCGGTACGCGAACGCGGTGTGCTCTGCGATGTGCGCCATGAGCGAGGCCATCATCTGCTGCGCCATCGGGTTCTGGCCCAGGACGGCGGCGATCTTCGGATCCTGCATGAACGCTTGGTGCGTGGCGATGTGTGCCTCATGGTCCTGATACGCGAAGGCCTTCAGGGGGCGCATGCGCAGGACGTCCATGTTCTCCGTGACGGGGTCACGGGGCTTCTGGTCCTCGGGCGTGGCCACGAGCCGCTCGGCGTTCTTGATCCCCAGCACCTCCAGCATCTGCCGGTGGAGGTAGGGCAGGTCGTAGATCTGCGGGGCGCCTTGCGCGAGCTGCAGCGCCGCTTGGTACTGCATGATCCGCTGGGCCATCGTGGCCGCGTTCGGATCGCTGACGGGGATGACCTCGACGACGTCGTAGTCCGCCTGCTTGGCTCGCCGGTTGCCGCCCTCGGGCGTGTACGGATAGTCGGCTGGCAGGTAGTCCTTGATGATGCGCTTGAGGAGCTTGAACTCGCGCTTCAGGCTGTCGTGGACCCGGGCCTGGACGGCTGACATTGTCTTGAGCTGGCGCTCCAGGATGGCAAGGGTCGTGCCCACGGGCGCCTGGGCGGACATGTCGCTGATCTTCAGATCTGCGATAGCTGCGAGCCTGCGGCCCTCCTCCGTGATGCGCTCCAGCAGCGCGGCCAGCACCTGCGACGGCTCCTTGTAGGGCAGCGGCATGATGTTGTCGCGCACAGCCCCTGCCGGGATGTCCACATCCCGCCATTCACCCGGAGCGATGGGCGTGTCGTCGCCCTTGATGCGCAGACCTCGGGCCTTGAGCCCCCCGGGCAGGTTGCTCAGCGTGCCTGCGTCCACCAGTTGCCGGATGATGCTCGTGCCTGCCCGCGCGTAGCCGCCGACGAGGTGGATGAACCCGAGGCCGTAGGCCCCGAACCCGGGGACGTACGTGTACTGCACGAAGTGCTGGCGCTTCATGCGCAGTGCGTCGTCCTCTTCCCAGTTGCGCCGGATGGCCAGGACGTTGTTCGTACCGCGCTCGATGGTCACCACGTACGGCAGGGCCACGCCGTCTTCGTCCTCGTCCCCGGGCATCTCCCAGTCGATGTGGACCTCAAGGATCTGATACCGGTCGTCCTCCGTGAGGGAGAACCCCTGGTCCTCGGCCTTCTTCTTCTCGATGTCGGAGTGGAAGCGCACCGGTTCGCCCAGGTCGATGTCGCGGTAGAACCCCGCGACCTGCAAGCGCTTGAGGTCGTTCTTGGTCTTGCGCATGACGTGCGTCACGCGCTCAGCGGTGTACACGTTGGCCGCGCCGTAGGGAATGATCAGGTCTTCCGCAGGCACGTAGGGCGCGTCGGGCAGCTCCGTGGCGGGGTTCGGATACACCTTCTTGAACGCAGCGCCGATCAGGCCCAGGCTGAACAGCAGGCGCTCGTGCTCCGGGCGGTAGTCGATCATGCGCTCGGTGAGCGTGTAGTTCATGTCCTCCCTGACGCGCTCTGCGGCCTCCTCCTTGGGCTTGGTGATCTCGCCCACGATCTTGGTCTTCACCGGCCCCTGGGCCGGGAACGTCTCGGTGATCATCTCTGACTGGAACCTGACAGCGGCCTCGGTCAGGAGGGGGCTGTACACGCCGCAGGCGCCCGACCAAGGCTCCGTGCGCTCCTCGTACTTCATCCCCAAGACCTCCAGCCCCTTGACGTACATCTCGACCCAGTCCTTGCGGCTGGTGATGTCCGCGTCCACCAGGGCCACGATGTCGCTGGCCAGCGTCTGCAGAGCGCTCTCGTCCATGGACTCCGCGAGGTTGTCACCGAACTCCTGCGGGCCTTCGCTCCCGGGCTCCAGGGTGATCTCCAGGCCGTCTACGCCGACCGTGACGCTGTCGGGGTTCTCGACCTCAATCTCGATGCCGCCCATTTCTTGGACGTCAGCTTCCAGCCCCACAGGGGCGGCATACAGCGCCTTGTCGATATTCGTTGCCATGATGTGTCCTTAGTAATACGCCGCCCTGCGGCTGCTGCGGAACTCGCGCGGCTCTTCAGGCTCGTCTGACGGCAGGCGGATGAAGCCGCCCTGGCGCACGCGCATGAGCGCCTGCGTGCAAGTATCGACGTAGTCGTCGTGTTCACCAGCGGGGAAGGCTGCGACCTCCTCGATGACCTCGCGTGCCCAGCGTGTGTCTGGCGCCCACACGCGCCCGGATGCGAACATGTCCGAGACCGCGTTCAACCGCACGACCTTGTCGTTAGACTGGTTGGCCTTGCCACGTGAGGGGCTGAACTCGCTGAGCGGTATGCCCAACGCACGCAGCTCCTGAATGAGCGGTGCGCCAGCGGCCTTCTTCTCGATCAGGCACGCGTCAGGCTCCCACTCACTGTAGTACTCAATCGCGCGTTTCTTCAGGTCAGGGAACGCCCAGCGCCCCTTGATGGCGTCGAGCAGGATGATATGCGCGTTGTCGTTGTCCTCCTCGTTGAACCACACACCCCACGTTGTGCAGGCGCTGTAGTCAGCGGAGGTCTTCGTCTCGTGCGCAGTGTCCCACGACTGGATGATGTACTCGCACTTCGGCGGCTTCTCAGGCTCCCAGATACGCCAAGACTCGCGTTTGATGACCGCCGCGACCTCAGAGGTGGGGTTCTGTATGTACTGCGCCTGCCAGAAGCGCGGGTCCATGCCCGCACGTTTGGCTTGCAACTCGGCAAGCGGCCACTGCTCAGGCCACAAACTCTTCTCTTCAGGCGTGTGCTCGTTGAGGATGGCAGGAAGCTCGACAATCTCCCACTTGTCAGCATCAGGATTCTTGATCTGATGCTTGATGAGCATGCCTGTCAGGTCAATCTCGCTCCACCTCGTCATGATGACGATGATCGCACCCCCTGGCATCAAGCGCTGGAGTGGACCGGTCTGAAACCAGTTCCACGCCGCATCAAAAGGCGTGCGTGTGCCCGCCTTGATGTCCTGTTCTGAGTGCGGATCGTCAATGACGAACAAGTCCGCGCCCCGGCCTGCGATGCTGCCACCTACACCGACCGCGTAGTACTGCCCACCCTCGGTCGTAGACCACTTTCCTGCCGCTTTTTGGTCCTCAGAAACCGCCGTTTTGGGAAAAATGGGCGTGTAGACGTCTGTTGCGATGAGGTTTTTGATCCGACGCCCGTAGTCCTCTGAAAGAGACGCAGTATGCGTTCCCATGATGACCTTTTTGTGCGGAAACTTGCCCAAAAAGTAGGCGGGAAACAGGTACGACGAGAACTCCGATTTGCCCATACGGGGCGCGATGTTAATAATTACGCGATGTTTGCGCCCGTTGACGATGTCGTCGAAGATTTTGCTCAGTACGCGGTGGTGGGCGCCTTCTTTGAACCCCGGATAGACGCTATGCGCGAAGCCAACCACTGAATTTTGTGCGGCTTGCAGGCGGCTGCGCCTTTCCTTCTCTTCAAGAAGGTCAAAAAGCTCCATTTTTTCCTTGACGGACATGCGAGGAAGCGCTGCCGTGATGGCCTGTGCCTCTTGCGGGGTCAAGAAATCAGGTAGCTTCATGCTTGCGGCAACAAAACTGCGTCTGAGACGGGCTGCGCGTCAACAACACCCATGAAGCGTGACAGCTTCTCCTTGATCTTGTCATCAAGTTCGGTGTCGGTGACGTTTGTCTTCTTGACCTCGACCCTGTCGGTAAAGAGCGCCACTTCAGTTACGCGTCCCAGTAGCTCCAATGCGCGCAGACGTATGCGTGCATCAGGGTGCTTGGTCTCTTCGACGATCTTGGCGACCGCGTAGCCACGGATCTCCTTGGCCTGCTCGACAAACTCCCAGTCGTAGGCGGTCAGCATCCCTGTCAGGTGCTGCACCGCAGCCGGGGTCTTCAGCGCCAGCAGGCGCTCCTTCTGGGCTTTCTCTGGCGTATCGGGCGCAACGACTGCAGCGAACGCACTCTGAGCCATTGCCGCAGCGTTCTGGGCCTCGGTAGAGGCTGCCGTGGGTGCCCCCAGGCTGGCCAGCCAGTCGGCGGTGCCGTGCTGCGCGTTGATGACCTGAACAGGCGTGGCTTTGTCCACATCCAACACGGCACTGGGCGTGTGGGTCACTACCTCGGGTTCGAAGTCCAGTAGGTGTTCAAGCATGTTTGTGCGCAAGGCGCAGAGAAACGGCGCCTGATGAGCGCGGAGTGTATACTTAGGTGGCTTGCTGCTGCAAGCATGCTTGTCTCCTTTCGCCGGGATGTCCCGGCTTGACCCGGGCTGGTGCCCGGGTTTTTTTATTTGTGCATGTAAAGGATTTGACAAAACATATTTATTTTTTGTAGTAAAGGATTTGACAAAATACCTTTGTATTTTGCAATTTTTGGTTGTGAAAAATTAAATGCGCTGCGGCGGCAGTTTGTAAAAAATGCGTAGTGTGGTTGTGGATCAGTGTTCATATAACCACGCTACCTCGCTGCACAGTTTGGGGCTCCCCGGGTAGGGTGGGTCTGCTGCCAGCCAATTACCGATGCCCAGATACCCTTGTGGTAAAATAGACGTGTCGGTTGGGGATTCGCCCATCGACGTTTCGCTGCAGTCGCAGCATCGTGAAGTAGGACACGTTGTCCTAGTTGGAGTAGCAACATGAAGACGCAACAATTCAAGGCCGCCCTCGCTCGTTTCGTGAAGAAGCAGGGTGATATCGTCGCAACGCTGCGGCAGGATGCCGTGGATGCGGGTTTCACCACCTGGGAAGCATGCAAGCCCGTGGTGCTGGCCTTCATCAGTGAGAAGTACGGATGCCCCATCGTGACCAGCACGTCCAACAACAACCGTGGGCAGGAAGTGCTGGACAGCACGCACTCGAAGTACGAGGCAGCGCTGCAAGCGTTCAAACGCGTGAAGGAGTCGCTGTGCGGCGATGCGGACAAGCCCGTGCGCAGCTTCAAGCGGGTGCCTGCACCCGTGAGGGCGCGGGTCGTGAAGGACACGACGGCGACGATGGTTGCCGCCGCCATCGCGGCAGGCCTGACGAAGGCCGAGCTGGCCGAAGTCCTGAAGGCCGTCAAGGCCGGCATTTCCTTCGAGTGAGGGTTCAACTAGGACACGTTGTCCTAGTTGCCGCTACGAGCGTAGCGGGCAGGCTTGTGCCTGCCCAGTGCGCTTGATGCCTGCGTCGCAGGCGGCGTGCTGTTGGAGAGTGTGATGGAGCTGTTTCAAAAGGATACCCAGGCGTGGCGGACCTACCGCCGCTTCGCGCTGCAGGGCAGCGCTTGGCTGCGCGGCCTCAACCGCGCGGAGCAGAACTTCGTTCTGGGAGGTGCGCTGTACGCGACCCCCGAAGAGGCGGTGAAACGCCTCGGCATCGAGGCCGGCAGACCGGCTCGCTTGGTGCGCACTGCGCACCGGCGCTGCAGCGCCACATGGGCCGCGCTAGGTGCGGCGTTCGTCGAGGCCACGACGCCAAAGACCTGACGAATGCAACTAGGACGGGTTGTCCTAGTTGAGCGCACTGGCCTGCCTTCGGGCAGGCCAGTGCGCTTGATGCCTGCGTCGCAGGCGGCGTGCTGTTGGAGAGTGTGATCATGCGTAAGTTTCGTGTCGTAGCCGTGCTGGACCCCCAGCACTTCACCCGCTGCTTCTCCATTCATGGGGCGCTGATGCGCCCCCATAAGGGGGAGATCTACCGCAGCCTCCGGGCTGCGGAGGCCTATGCCCAACAATGTGCATTGTCGGGATGGTGCGCCTTCATCGTGCGGCGCACCCGCACGGGCTGGGCGCCCGTAGTGACTGCTGCGCCCACCATCCTCGGCGAAGAGCAAGCCGTGGCGTGGAGCGACATGCGCCGCGCGCGAATGAGTTGGTGAGCATGACCAACTAGGACAACCCGTCCTAGTTCCGCTACCGAGCGTAGCGGGCAGGCTTGTGCCTGCCCAGCGCGCTTGAAGTTCCACATCGTGGGAAATAATTTCACATTATGGAACGTGTGGTAGTTGTCCCGCACCTAGCGTGCGTTGGGTAGCACTTCGGACGCTGCAAGTCCTTGATCCGTAAAGCTTTCTTATTTATTATTGGATGAATGATGTCTTATATATACGTATATAGAGCTGGGAATTTTCTTTTTTGAAAATGCAAGCCGGAATTCCGGAAATCTTTTTCCAGTCCTGTCCTAAGAGATACACTCCTACAAAAGTAGACATCTGGCCACGAATCGGATTTCTCAATGCTGACAACGCTACTTAGCGTCCAATGTTGCGTCCACTTCGTCGTGTGTCTGGGACATTCCCGGGTTTTGCTGGACGCAAACCTTACACGAAACTTACGCCTGCCCAACTAGGACAGCCCGTCCTAGTTCAACCCCGGGGCACACGCCCCACAGAAAGGAGCTTTCCCGTGTACTACGAACGCTTTTTAACGAAGGCAGACTGCCCGCGCTGCGGGCAGGCACGCCCGCTGCACGAATTTCGGAAGTGGTGGGGACCGAAGCGCATGCTGCGCACGCTCTGCGTGCATTGCGAGCCCGAGAAATCCCTCGAGGAAATGTCCCCGGAGGAGCGCATCACTGCGCTCGACCAGCAGCGTGCCTACGTCACGCCTGTCCGTGTGGCGCGCCTCAATGAGGCGGACGCCATGGCGGCCAAGCAGCACCGGTCAACGGGGACGAGGCGGCGCCACGCTGCCGAGCGTGTGCGTGCGTGGTCTCCCACGCTCAAGGTCTTGAGGGCTGAGCGCTTGTGGGCGCAGCAGCATGCTGCGGACCCGGCGTCGCCTGCCTGGGGGAGGTTCTTCGAGGCCTACGAGGCGGCCTTGACGGACGCCTTGCGGCGTGCTGTGGCTGCGCGTGGCAACGCGTCGCGCACGCCCTCGCGGATACAGCCCACGCCTGATCAGGCGGACCCCATGCACTGGCTGCATGACATCACTATCAACACGCTGCGGCGGCTCTACAGCGACTGCGCCCCTGTGCGTGGTCGCAAGCTGTACCGCGATCCACTGTTCTTGGCCAACTAGGACGCGGTGTCCTAGTTAAACACTGAAGGAGAGAAGTGAAATGGAAGTCTTGCATCTGGAGCAACGCGTCACCCACCTCGACGAATGGCAGGACGTCTGTTCCGCCCCGGTCATACTGACCCCTGGCAAACTGGTCAAACCCGGCAACGATTACGACGAGGGGAACACCTACCTGCGCTGGGCTACGCTGCCGCGCCTGCCCCGGCGTGCTGACCGAACGCATGCTGCTGGCGCTCTGGAGGACATGCTCTCTAGCTGGGGCTGTCATCACGAGTACGACTGCTGTGGCTGCGCTTCGGTCAGCACCCGGGTGCTGCGTCGCAAAGGTCGGCGTGTGCTGCTGCGCACGACGGTTACTCGCAACTACTGAAGGAGAGAAGTGAAATGACGGAAGTCTGGTACGTGCAGGGCGCAGACCCCGAGTCGCCCATGCCGGTGCTGTTCACCACCAAGCTGGCTGCAGAGATGTACGCTCGGCAAGTGTGGCCCGAAGCAGACCCCGACACGCGCTACGCGCGGATCTTCTACAGGTCCGTGTGGGAAGAGAAAGACCTGAAGCAGGCGTAGCCTGGAAGGAACAGTCATGAACATGCACCGTGACGACAAGCTGCTGCTCGCAGCATGCGCCATCCTTGCAGCACTGATGCTGCTGGGTATCATTTAATTGAGGGGGCATCCCGCCCCCTGTTTCAACTAGGACATAATGTCCTACTTCAAGGAGAGAAGCAATGAACGGACACAAGAACTGGAACCACTGGAACGTCAGCCTGTGGATCAACAACGACGCAGGGCTCCACAACGTAGCCCGCTACTTCGTGCGCAGCGCGGCCACCCGTGACATCGCAGCAAAGCGGATGCTTGAGCACCTGAAAACGGAAGCAGGCACCACCCACACGCCTGATGGCGCACCGTACAGCGTAAGCAGCATCCGCGCTGCGATGGTCGACATGTAATTCAAGGAGAGAAGCAATGAGCGGAGTCCGCATCATCTACAACCGCATCCTCGGCGGTTGGTTCGTCGTGCGCGGAGCGCACCAGACGCCCCTCACCGGGCGCTTCGACACCAAGGCAGAAGCCATCGCATGGCTGTCCCGCAAGAACTGAAAGGAGAGAAGCAATGAACGGATACATCGCGTTTTACAAGGGTCGCAAGGCCGAAATCCATGCCGCTACTGCCTACGAGGCGCAGCAAAAGGCAGCCGCGCTGTTCAAGGCGCGCAAGTCCTACGAGGTCACCGTAGTCCTGGCCGAGAAGAACGGCCAGCAGGTGACGCATACACCGACGTTCTGAAACTGAAAGGAGTACCCCAACCATGACCCGCAAGACCCAACCCATCACATCTATCGACTACGCAGGGCGCACATGCGTCTTGCGCACGTCGGGTGGCTGGGGCACCACCGTCGGCCAGGGCTTCGTAGCGCTGTCCCACAGGGGCGAGCGCTGGGTGATCACCGGAGGCAGGGCGCCTCACAAGGAGAGCAGCAGCGGGCGTGTCTACGCCACGCCTTACCCGGCCAGCCCGGACGTCTCCGACGTCCACGAGTCCCAGTTCTTCCCCGGGGTCTTCGACCTCGTATGGGTGCCCACCGAGCACAAGAAGGAGCAGGCGCACGCCTGAGATACACGCCCCCTTACCCGGGGGACGCCCGTCCCCCAACCGTCGCCGCTGCGGCCCAGCGGCAACCTGTACTAGGACATGTTGTCCTACTTGAGAGAGCAACGAGCATCATCATGCAAACCATCGACATCAACACCACCGACGCCACCATCACCCCTGCCGCTGCGCTCAAGCAGCAGCTCGCGTCCAGCGGGCACCGCGCTCTCATCGCGCAGCACAGGCGGGTGCTGCACACCGCCCTCGGGCGGCTGCCGCAGGTGCGCAAGGCCTTCTTCACATACACCCGCGTCGTGCGGGCCCTGCCCCAGGCTTGCCCTGACGCAGCCCCCTGGCTGAGCGTCGGGGAGTACGGCCCCGAGGTGACCATGGGCATGAGCGTGCGCGACCTGCCGTCCCTCAAGGACAAGGGTCTGATGCGTGTGCTGGCTGCCTTCACGTCCGACGAGTGGACGGCCACGTCCACGGACTACACGCACGACGTGCCGAACCGCGACTATCGGTTCCGCTGCGACATCGCTGCGCCGCTGGAGCACCTGCGCCTGACAGCCGCAGAGAAGCGCTCCCTGGCGTGGCTCAACGAGCACGCCCCGTACGAGGTGCCGAGGACTGCGACGCTGACCGTGTCCGTGTATGCGTACGTCAAGGGCGACAGCGACGCCTGCCGCATCGAGGTGACGGGCATCGAGGAGATCGTCACCAAGCGCGAGGTCAAGAAGATCGTGTGCGCCTGATCAGGCGCTCAATCCGGGGGAGTCTTCCCCCAACCGTGGCCCCTGCGGACCAGGGGCAACCTGTACCTGAGAGAAGAGAGCAACATCATGATCGACATCAACAGCATCCTCACCCAAGCCCTCGCTGCCGCTGTGGCCGAGGCCACCAAGCCCCTGGTGGAGCGCATCGCTGCGCTGGAGACGCGCCTGCTGGCGCTGGAGAACAACCCAGCCCAGGGCGTGGACACCACGCTGAACGCGTGGGAGATGGCGCTGCAGAACCGTGTCTTCTCGGTGGAGGCGGTGGCGAGTCGTCTTCACGAGCGCACCCTTGCGCTGGAGAAGCACACCGCTGTGCTGGACCAGCACGGGGGCATCCTCGAGTACCTCGACAACCAAGAGTGGTTCTGGGAGAAGGTCCGGCGCTTCGCCGACGGCGCCGTTGAGCAGGCCATCGAGAACCACGAGGAGGGCATGTCCCACTACGACCAAGACGACATCGAGACGTGGATCGACGCCGCCGTCGAGCAGCACGAGGAGAACAAGACGCACGGCGACGAGGACGACATCGAGGAGATCGTCCAGAAGCTGCTGAACAGCGCAAGCATCAGCATCAGCGTCTAAGCCGCAGACGCGGCACAACCCCGGGGGCTACGGCCCCCACTTTTAGGAGAGAGAAACCATGATCGACTACACCAACGCCACC